CTTCACCTCGTCGATCGAATGGCCGACGCCTTTGAAGCCGTGCTCCGCGTGCTTGCCCGCCTCGCTGGCCTTCCCACCCGCGTGGCTGATCGCCGTCGACATCTTCTCCGCCGCCGCGGTCAGAGCGACCGTGGCCTTGTGCAGGTCGCCCGTCGAGACCGCAGCGGCGTCCAGGCTCTTCGTGCCCGCGTCGACACCGCCCATCTTGGCGTCGACCGCCCACTCGAAGCTGATGCCGTCGTTACCAGGCATGATCTACTTTTTCGGGTTGATGAAGTGGCGAACGGAGCGGAGGCAGGCGAGGCCGTCGGAGAGCAGCAGCCATCCGGCGTCCGCATCGACGGAGTCGTCGCCCCGGAATGCAGCCTGCAGCACCTGGGACGAAGCGACGAGATCTCGCTGTGCCACGCGAAACCTCGTCAGACTTTTCGGTGCTTGGCCAGCTTGGTGGCGCCGGTGATCTCGCCCACCTCGCCCGCAACCGCGTTGACGAGGCCGGGGTAGCGCTCGACCAGCTCGTCGCGCTCCTTGCCGGGCGGCGGCCACAGGACGCAGCCGGCGAAGAGCATCGCGTCGGCGTAAATCTTCTCGGCGTCGTTCGAGATCTTGCCACGGTACAGATCCCACAACTGCGAGCCGGGCCCGCGGACGAGAAAGTCGTGAGGGAGGGTCGGGTGCTCGACCAGGAAGATCTCGACGCCGGGGTTGTCGGCCTTGATCTTTGCGATGTCAGCGTCGGTCGCTTTGGGCATGTCACCGACGTTAGGTCCCGGCTAGCCGATGCTCAAAAACCCGGGGCCGTGTTTTCCCGCACGCCCGACAGGCCGTCTTCGAGGATGTCCATCACCGAGAGCGTGAGGTTCCGCGCCAGCTGGTCGTCGCTGTCGCTGATGGCCTGCTTCGCAGAGAGCACCTGCATGCCCACCAGCTCAACGTGGAACACGCCCGGCCCCATCGACGGCTCGAAGTAGGTGAGAGACAGGTGCGAAGACACCTCCGACCAGCCCATTCCGAACGGGAGCCCGAGCGCGTCGAGGAAGGTGCGGATGGCGTTCCAGTCCCGCTCGTACACGGTCAGGTCGGCGGGGAACGTGACCTTCCCGCGCGTGCGCGCCTGGGGCTTCGACCGTGAGCCGTGGGACATGCCCGGCGCGCGCACGGTTTCGAAGTTGAGCGAGGTCCAGCCGATGATCGGGATGAACCCTCCGGGCGCGCCTCCCAAGCGCATGGACACAGACGTCCGGCTCAGCTCGTGACCGTTGAGCAGGGGGAACGGGATCGGCGGGTTCATGGGCATGGCGGGGCTCCTACGCTGCCAACGCGGGGTTGACGAAACCGATGGTGGTGACGATCTGCTCCGCGTACCCAAAGGGCAGGACGCCGATGTCGACCGGGTAACGCTTGGTGCTGAGGATTGCCTCGGTCTTGCTGACGGTGACGCTCACGTCGCGCGCGTTGCCGTTCAGGCCGCCGAGGATATCGGACCGAACCAGCCGTTCCGTCGCGGCGGCGGCCGGCGGGTAGATGTAGCCCGTCGCCTTGTCGACCGGCACGGTGTCGTTCAGGACCGTCAGCAGCGACGAGTATGCGTACGTGCAGGCGATGTCCATCACCCGGCGGTTCATCACGTTGGAGTAGTCGGAGCCGTTGACCGCCATCATGTTCCCGCGGGTGACGAAGTACCCCTGCTTCTTCACGAACGTCCGCAGCGTGGTGAAGCGCTGGGCGTCGAGCGCGGGGGTGGCGGACTCGTTCCGGTACAGGCTCTTCACGTTCTTGACTGGCCCGCGCTGCACCTTGCCCGGGTGCTCCTTGGCAGGGATCAGCGCCAGGCGTGAGGTCACGACCGTCGCGCAGTTGCGGCGGATGACCCAGCCGTTGACGGCCGAGACGTGGCCGATGTCGCCCGCGCACACCATGGTGCGGTCCGACACGAAGGATTGGAACGCGCTGATCAGGGCGGAGTCCGCCTCGCTCGTCGGGCACTCGATGACGCCGAACACGTAGCGGAACGCAGCCTGCGCCAGCGCCATCTGCGTGTCCACCACGCCCGCCATCGTCGCAGCTGCCGCCGCGTTCGCGCCCTGGCCGACGACGTGCGCGTAGCCCCACTCGGTCGGATCGGCGAGCAGCGCCGTGAACGCCGACGTCACGCTGGCCGTCGTGTACACGGCCGCCGTGGTGGTGAACGCGTAGGTGTCGCCGACCACGAAGGTGCTCGCGAAGGTGAGCGTGACGTTCGTCCCCGGGATCGCGTAGACGCCGCCGGCCGGCACCAAGATCTGGCCGGAGCTATTGTTGCCGCCGTCCATCGAGTAGGTGAAGAGCGCCGCGCCGAGCGCGCCGGCCCCCACGATGGTGACGAGGCCGACGTACGCATCGTTTGCCGAGGTCGCGGGCGAGGTCACCGAAGGGACCACCGTGCCCGCGCCCGTGCCCACGTGCGCGCCTTTTGTGACCGCGCCTGCGCCGGTCACCGTGAGCGGGACGGCCGCGACCTGGCCAGCCAGCGCCAGCGTGTCGACGACGGCCTCCGCGAGCGGGCCCACGCCGAGGGTCGCGATCGCCGTCGCCGCGTCCGCGAACTGATAGAGCGTGTTCGCCGTGCCGAGCGTGGAGATCCCCAGCTTGACCGAGAGGTTGGCGCCCGACGCTGCCAGTTGGCGAAGCCCGTTCGGGTTGATGGTGATGCTGATACCGGGAAGCGACATGTCTTGATCCCCTTATCGGAATTCGAGGTTCGAGGCAGCGACCACGGCAGCATCGAACGCTGCCTCGCTGACCATGGTGTCGTCGGCCCAGCCGGCGAAGGCGCGCGCCTGCGCGTACTCCTGATACTTCGGGTTGGCGACCGGAAAGGCGCCGCTCGGGTCGAGGAAGCGCTCGGCCATCCCCTTCTCGGCCGCCCACGTCCGATGCGCCTTCTTCAAGGCCCGGCCGTCCTCGGTGCTTTCGTTCTCATCCATTCGGGCTCTCCAGGTGCGTGGTGAACGGCGCCGTCTCCGGCAGAACGGTGGTCAGCACCTCGCGGGTGAACGGCAGCCGCAGCTCGAACATGAGGACGCAGGTCACGCCGTCGGCGGTCGCGCTCTTGGTGTTCCAGTTTTCCCCGAGGATGGCGTGCGACTTGCGCGAGCAGGCGTCATACAGCGCCGCGACCAGGTGGTTCGCGAGCCCCTCGGCGGAGCCCACGTCAACGTGCCAGATGTGCGCGTCGATGGCGACGGCGCGCGACCAGAGCCCGCCCGGGTTGTCGATGCCGTCGCCGCCCGAGGCTTTCGCGGGCGTGACCTGGCCACCCCTCGGGACCCAGACGATCCGCGGCGGCGTTCCACCGGTGCTGAGGTCGAACTCCCCGAACCCGAACGTCGGCACGGGCTCGGTGGTCGTGGTGATCACGGCGAGCATCCGAGAGGCCACGTCGTCGAGGATCGTGCGGATCATCGCGCGTCTCCCCCGGCGTATTTTTCCAGCAAGTCGCGCGCGGTCTCCTCGAACGCCGCGCCCCAGATCGGACCGAGCCCGCCGGTCGAGTCCATCGGGATCATCTGGCGCTGGGGCACGCGCTTCGAGCCGTACTGATGGACCGCCGCGTATTCGACCGGCATGTCGAGGCGGAAGCCCCGTGCCGTGGCGGCCGTGGCGACGGACGCAGCCATCCGGCCGGTGTCGCGCAGGATGCGCCCTTCCCTGTACTTCAGCCGCTTCCACGGCACGCCGTACGGGTCGCGCTCGGCGCGGAAGCCGTTCGCCACCTGGGTCCTCGCCTCCTCGGCGAGGTTCGTGGCCATGCGCAGGCGCATCTCGGAGCTGCTGAGGCGCGCCAGCCGCTCGCGCAGCTGCCCGAGGCCCATCGCACTCTTCTGGGTGACCCCCATGGTCACCTGCCCTGGAACGGGTCGGGGTTGTTCGCGTACTGCGTGCCGCGCACGGAGTAGCCGCGGGACTCGGAGCTGATGACCCGCGGCGAGTCAGCGGCCTCGCCCCCGACGGGGTTGGTGCCGCTGTCGACAATGCCGGCCGGGATCACAATCTGCTTCGCCACGTCCCTCAGCCAGGACGTCACGTCCTCGTACCGCTGCCGCACGTTCTTGTCCGACGCGTTCTCGTCCGGGTTGAAACCCTTGACTGAGAGGAGGTCGTAAGACGCGATGATGGCCGTGGCGCGCGTGAGGTCGAGCCCCACGGTCTGCAGGGGCATCGTGTAACCGCCCAGGTAGCTCGTCACCTGGGTCGTGGCCGCGTCGATGGCGGCCAGCTTGGCGGGGTCGTCGAAGCTGGCCAACGCCTCCGCGCGCATGCCCAGGGAGTAGAGCTGCGCGAGGGTGCAGTATGGCGTGATCGTCGGCATCGGTTTAGCGCTTGCTAGAGCTCCGCTTGGTGGGCTCAACGTGCTCGGCCGGCTCTTCCGCCGCGGTCTTCGCAGAGGCGATCACCGCTTCCAACTCGGCGATGCGCTCCCTCAGCACGGCGTTCTCAGCCTGCAGGGCGGTGGCGCGCCCGGCAGCCTCGGACGCCTCCCGCCTGGCGGCCTCGACCGCAACCTTCGAGACGCTGTCCTGGGTCTCCCCGTCGGACATGACGCTGACCCGGCCGTCCTGGCGCAGCTCTTCGAGCGTCGCCTTGCTGATCTTCGTCATATCAGCGACCAGGCGCGTGCCGGTCTTCTTGCCGTCGACGAAGACGTCATCCTGCACCTGCGGCGGCTCGACGTCGACGACCTCGATTCGCAAGGCCTCGCCGGACGGCCAGAAGCGACCGCTCCGCCACACGCCGGAGAAGCCCTCCCGCTTGACACCTTGGATCATCACGAACATTCGGAACCTCCAGCGAAGGGAAGGAGTACGGGGGGTGGGCGGCCGTCCGCGCCGGCCGGGTTACACCTGGCTGACGCGGATGCTGAGGAACGGCAGCGTGCCGGCGGCGACGCCCTTCGCGTCGGTTCCCCAGACGAACCGCTTGTTGTGGGCCTGCTCGCGATCGCCGGGGCCGGCGCTCTCGATGAGGTACAGGCCCGACGGGTCTTGCGCGACCTGCATCACGAACGGCTTCAGCAGGTTCGTGCTGTGGACGTAGTACACGTCCGGGCTCGCAGCCAGCCGCGGGTTGATGACCGGCTTCAGGATGCCGCTGATGGAGCTGATGGCTTCACCGAGCATGTTGGACACACCCGCGCCGCCCACGTTCTCGCTGCCGGCCACGTTCTTGATCGTCGCGGCGCCGATGGGCGCAGAGACCGCCTCGACCGCCTTCAGCCCGAGCTGGGGCGGGACTTCCAGCACGCCGGGGACGATCTCCATGGGGAGGCCGTTCTCGTTCTTGTACGCTATCATCGTGGCGCAGACGCTCCACAGGTTCGCCGCGGTGAGCGGCAGCGACGACAGCTTGTTCGAGTACGTGCCGCCACCCGCGTCGTCGATGTTGACCGGGTGGTCGACGTCGTAGAAATACTGGCCGTCCCAGCACAACGTCGTGTCGCCCGCCAGCATGGCGTCGGTGACAACCTTCTCGAACCAGCGCGCGGCGACGTCACCGGCGATGCGACCGCGGTCCTCGTACGCGCCGAGGTTGTCGTAGAAGATGTCGTTCCGGTCGACCGCGAAGGTGTACTCCCAGTCCTCGTTTTTCAGCTCAAAGCCACGAGAGATCAGGTTGTTGATGATGCGCGCGCCGACCCACTTCCGCATCTCCGGCTGGGCGGCGAGCCAGTGATGGACGGTCCGGTAGGCGTTGGACGTGGCGCGATACGCCTTCTCCTGCCAACGGTCCTTCCGCGCGCCGAATGCTCCGGCGAAGTCCTGCTGAAACTGCGCCTGCAAATCCTGGACGGCCTGAGGAGAGACAATCATTTTCGTGCTCCGTGTGGTGTGGTGTCGCGCGCGTTGAAGGGAAGAGGCGCCGGCTTACTGGGCCGTCTGCAGGACCCAGACGCCGGACGCGTCCACGCCCATGATTTTCCCGGCCTTGCTCCGGCTGCCGGTGCCGTCGGTCTTGGCCACGGTCTGGTCGTCGACCGCGTAGCAGTCGTTGCCGACGTCGGCCTGGGCGATGGCGTCGGTCGAGCCGCTGTTGCCCCAGCAGAACTCGCCGAACTCGATCTTCAGCGTCTTGCCGCCGCTCGCGACGCCGACCGTGGAGACCACGCGCTCGGGCGAGAGGTTCACGCGGCCGAAGCGCTTCAGCGCGGTGGAGGTGAGGGCCGGCACCAGGTACCCGGTGGCGTCGACCGCCACCATGGCCCCGTTGTTGAAGACGAGGTTCGTCTTCGCGAGCTGCTCCTCGGAGCGGTTGAATTCGCCCCGCTCTCGGGTGTTCCGCGGTCCAGTCGTTGCGCTCATGGTGTGGCTTCCTCGTCGTTACGGGTGTGTGGAAAGGGGATCGGTTACGAGCCGGCCCCGAGGCGCTTGTCCTCGTAGGCCTGGACCTCCTTCAGGTCCCTGCCCATCTGGCGGGCGATCTCGATGCGCTCGGGCGACAGCGCCACGCCGGTGCCGGGCGCCCTGGTCGGCGTCGTGGCCACCTTCGCGGTCAGCTTCGCGACGTTGACCTTGGCCGCCTCGATGACGGCCTTCGTGACCTTGCCGCCGGTGAGCCCGAGCAGCGAGGCCTCGACCTCCGCCTTGTCAGCCGGGGGCAGGCGGCCGTCCTTCATCGGCGCGTCCCACACGGCGTCGAGCGCCGCGCGAAGGGCGACGGTCTCGTCCGCCTCGATCTTCGCTTCGAGCACGGCCACCTTGTCCGCGTTGACCTTCATCGCCTGCAGCGCGCCGATGGCGGCCTCGGGCGTCTCCTGCCCGGTGATCTTCAGGACCGACGCGCGCAGCGTGACGAGGCCCTGCACGGTGGCGAGCCGCTGCGGCGACGGGACGTCATGGCCGAGACCGACGGCGGCGGAGAGCGCGACGACCTCGCTGCCTGCGCCTTCGAGCACCTTGATCCGGGTGTTGGCGGCGTCGAGCTGAGCCTTGGTCTCGTTGTAAAGGCGTTCGAATTCCATCTGCGTCTCCTCGGTTTTGGCCATGGCGGCAATCAACGGCGCGATGCCGTTCAGGCCGGCGAGATTCACCAGCGCGAAGTTGATCAGCTTCCGGGGGCGGCACTTGCCGTCTTCCCCGTAGTCGTACTTAAAAGCGGGCGAAAACAGGTTGTAGAGCCCGCCCTCGACGTCGGACCGGCCGGCGTCGCTCCACTCGATGGACGAGGCCCAGAGCTCTCCATTCCGAACCTCAGGCACGAACGAGCACGAGGCCATGCCCTGCTCGCGGGTGATGCGCTCCCCGTCGTACTTGGGGATCATCTCGTGGTTCCAGTCGGCGTAGAGCCGGGGGATGGCCTTGGCGTCGAAGGACGCCATCACCAGCGCTGCGGCGACCTCGTCGAAGACGAACGGCCCATAGTCCGAGTCGTTCTCGCCGTACTTGAGCAGGCGGATCTCGGTCGGCGCTTTGCCGTCTGTCCCGAGCGCGATGTCTGCGCTCAGGTACGCCGTGCCGTGTTTCTTCCGCTCGATCACCCGTCAAGCGTCGGGCCGGTGCGCGACACCCTCAAATACTGGGGGCGCCCTTTCTCAGGCTAGCCCGCTGATTTCGTTGGGCTAGCCGAACGCCCAGACGTCCAGGCGTTCAGTCCCCCTCCCCGTCATCGCCCTCGGATAGCCGGTCCTCCAGTTCGCCCCGGAAGGCGTCCGGGTAGTCCTTCGGGTCCGGGTCCCAATCCGTGCCACCGCCACCAGCGGGCGCGGCCCCGAACCCATCAGGCACGTCCACCTTCGGCCCCCCCGAACTGATGCCCTCGCGCTCGGCCTGGCGCTCGGTGAGGGTCACGGCGATGCACCGGCAGTTCGGGTGGAGCGGCGGATAGTGCGTCTGGAACCACGGGTCGTCGGCGTCGAGCACCGTCCCGTCGCACGCCTCGCAGATGTCCGAGGTGCGGTTGTCGAGCACGGCCTGGTAGCGCCAGAAGGGCCGGTCGGCCTTGACCGCCTGAGCGGCCTCGTGCCGGCCGGAGTTGTAAGCGCCCTGGACGTTCGTGCGGAAGATGGTCTCCACACGCGAGGCCTCCGCCTCCTCGCCCCAGGCCTCCTCGAGCCGGTCGCCGACGGCTTCCTTGAAATCGTCAAGCGTGGTGCCGTCCTCCACGGCGCGCGCGATCGCCTCGTACACGTCGACCACGAGGTCGAGCTGCGCGACCTCGGCGACCGTGAACGCGTACTCCAGCTCGTCTTGTTCGAGCTGCGACCACACGTCCTCGGTCATCGGGACGCGGCGGCGGATGGCCGCGATCGCTTCGTCAAACTTCAGAGGGTCGGGCGAAATCCCGGCCGCCGGGTTCTTCGCCATCGCTCACCAGTCGCGCGGCGCAGCGCGCATCAGACACCGTAAATGCGGGTCGAGTAGTCCAGCATTTTGGCGGTGTCAATTGAGTTAAGCGCCGAATCGCAAACCGCCATGTATTCGAAATGGACGAAACCGCGTTGGGTGTGGCTGTTGTCGCATGCCATCGAAACATTCAAATCCGTATAAAATGAGCTTCCGGCGGTTATGTTGGCCTTCACGCCATCGAGATAGAAATCAATATCGTTCGCGGCACGCATCACCATTCCGACACTATGACGTGCCGCACTGATTGGCTGGCCTGAGATTGTGACAACGTTGTTAGTGTACACAGCGAGTTGATTGTGATTGCTGTTCATAGCTCCATAAACCGGCCCAGCCGCGCAAAGGTATTGATAAACACCGTTGCAATCGATATCGCTGATAACCGCAAACCACGAACGCATGCGAGTGGCGGTTGACCCGACTAGTCCAAGCCCGGAGGCGGCATCGAAATTTCCCGCCGGATGTCCCGCGCCATTGTCGGCAATATACGCACCACTGCCAGAGAGCAGGTGGTTCGCGTGTCCGCTGCTATCGTTCCACCCTGTCAGACTGACGCCACTGTGAACCATGCCGGGACCTTCATAAAGCGCGACTACCGACGCAAGGTCCGTTGGAACGAACAACCCAGCCGCGTTGACGCCGAGACCTATCTGAAGTGAACCTAGCACCTACGGCACCGGCGGCGGGTTCGGGGTGATGCCGCCGAGGCCGACGGTGGCCACGAGGATCTTGTTGATCATGGCCTGGGGCACTCCGATGGCGAGCGCAGCGTCCACCTGCGCCTGGTAGATGACTCCCTCTACGCCCGAGGCGTACAGGTCGCGAGCAGCGGCCTTGACGGCGACCACCGCCGCCGCCTGCATCCGCAGGAGGAAGGCGTTGATGATGGCACCGGCCGGCGGGTGAGCAGCCGCGAAGGTTGCCAGGGCCGAGATTTCCGCGTTGTCGATGAAGACGATGGGCATGGGGCGACTCCTACTGAATTCGGACCGACGAAGCCACCACGAAGTGCGTCCCGTTGTAGCGGAAGTAAGCCGCCATTTTCGTGCTCGCGGGCATGACGAGCAGGGAGGTGGCGGCGTCGTCCTGCACCGTGAGACTGAAGGCCTCCGTGCCACGGCGGAGGATCGCAATCGTCTCGCTGGTGAGGGGCGAGCCCGTCACCCCGAGGGTGAGCACGCGATTCGCGGTGAGCGTCGCGGCGGGCAGCACGTACTGCGCGCCACCCGCGATGGTCAAGGTTGCATTCGCGTCGGTCAGGTTCGTGCCCGCGGTGGGGATCTCCGACCCGAGTAGCTCAGCCTGCGCAACGGCCGTTGCCGCCGTCAGCATCGACCGGCCCGCCGTCGTCGCGTCGGTGATGTTCGCCGCGATCGCAGAGCTGGCCATCGCGACGAGGTTGTTGATTTTGATCTTGTCCGCGGCGGCGAGGAGGCCGTCGAGGCTGGTCGTCGCGAGCGCGATCAGCGCGGTCTGCGCAGCCTGATTCGCCGCCGTGAGCATCGACCGGCCGACGGCGGTGGCGTCCGTGATGTTCGCGGCGGTGGGCGTGCTCGCCAGCGTGGCCAGGCCGAGGGTCGTCTTCTGCGCCGCCGCATCCACGCCCGCGATCAGGGATCGTCCGGCGGCGGTCAGCACGGCCAGCGCGGCGGCGCCGAGCCCGGTGAAGTAGGGCGCGCGATCTGCGGCCGAGGTCAGGCCCGCGATCGCTGTCAGCTCCGCGTCGACCGGCTGTGACGCCGCCTGCGCGGCAGCGGCGGCTCCGGACGCATCGAAGGCGGTGGCGGCCTGGACGGCGGCGGTGCCGAGCCCGAGGTTCGTCCGCGCCGTGGCCGCCACTGCGACGTCCGACAGGTTGTTCGCGGCGAGGAGAGCACCAGCGG